GCCAAACCTGTGACTTCGTATCGTATCGGCGAAGAAGGTGCGACTACTCGCGGCGGTGACGTTATCGGAGGTTTGTATCCCGATGAATTTACGCTGTGGGATTTGAGTATGCAAGCAATTGGCCTACAACCACTCAAGTTGTACAAGGGCCAGAAAGCCGTTATCCAAGCTAAGACGTATCAGCAGAAAGTACTTGATAGGCATAACTCAATACTTAACCGCTTGTGGATGGAGCGCGGTACACCTGCGTACGCTGATGCTCAAGAGAAAGCCCGTAAGTTTTCTTTACAGTTCCCAGATATGGCTATCGACGCAGATGCTATTGATAGTGCGTTTGATGCGCGGGCTGAAGCTCAAGCCCAAGCTAATGCAATCGGTGCAAGGTTAAATGAGAAGTTATTTTCTAAGACACTGCCGATGCTGGGCTACGGTGTTCAACCAGCTAAACCCAAATAAAAAATCCCCCGCACTAGGCGGGGGCAAGGAGGGTTGTTTCCAAGGAGAGTAGCAACTGACAACCTGCGTAGAGTGTACTACTTAATTCGCCAAACACGCAAGCCTTTTATGCCATCTTCTATAACGGGCTTTATTAAAACCCTAAATCCAAATCTTTTTGTGGCCGTCAAAATCGCTAGTTCACTTTCTTTTAGCCGTAGGCACGGGACAAAGAACGACCAGCCCACTCGGAACTTGCGCCAATTAATACTATAGTTAACTCCGTTAATCCTCATTTGCTTCTGCGACAGCCACATCAGCATCTGGAGTACCTACGAAAGCATCGGTGTCAATGAAGTCTCCCTTAGAGCAATCAAACACAAACGCATCAACCGCAGGGACACTGCCGAGCTTAGTGCCTTTTGCCATACGCTTCTTTACCATACCAGCGTACACACCTTCAGCAGTTAACGAGTTGAGTACATCTTTCAAAGTAATCTGATGCTGAGAACACCAGTTCCGTAGCTTCTTAGCAATAATGAAAAGCTTTTGAGTGTCTGGTTCCATGCGAATAATTAGCTCACCCGAAGGTTCTAATATGGGTAGCATCTCCACCCCCGTTCGCATATCCACCTTGTCATTGATGACTAAAGAGTTGCGGCGGTGTTCGTTCCAGTACTCACCGATTACACTTGCATGGGTTGTAGATGGTGGTTTAATTTCCAAGCGCATTTGTGAGAACTGCTTGAGCATCCACTTAAAGATACGACCGACGTCAATGTCGATCAGCCCAAGACGCTTGGCAAACAAAGCCCCTGCAATGTTGCAAGCCGCAACACCTGACCAAAAACGCTCGCGGTTTGTAAATCCAATCTTCTTGTCAATTAGGATTTGGATTTCTTTGACTTCTTGGATTCGTTCTTCCAAGTTCTCGACCAAGTCGCGCAAATATATACGACCTGCATGTCCGTAGTTTGTGTACAGCTTGGGGTAAATGTCGTCAGCTTCTTGTTTTGACAAGAGTTTAGTCTCGGGGATTTCATACTCTATTAGTCGCATCAGCTCGCCGTCGGGCGTAGATTTTAGGGATTTAAGTTTGTCAACAGCAGAAGCGTTGGAAGAACACAACAAAATGGTTTGCCATTTAGCTAAATTAATCCGCTCTGCGTTTTCGTTTGACTTCATCCGACCACGGCCTCGGCCTTGCGACACGGCGTAAGCAAAGTCACTAAACTCGTCCGACGACATTTTGGTCAACTCGTCACAACCCAAACCCAAGTTGTTCATAACGCCTAGTCGGTGTAAGCGCACGTTCATAGTGTCCCGCTGAATAAGCATCAGCTCTTCGGGGTGTCCATAAACGCTATGCATTGCTTTGATAGTAGTAGTCTTGCCCGTGCCTGACTCGTTGTTAATCATGTTAATGATTGCGCCTTTGAGGTTGAGGTGCCTCATCAGCGGTGCGCCAAAAGCAGTGAAGAAACCAAACGCATGTGGTTCAAAACCTTCACGATCGTAAACGTTAATCACTGACTGCCACTCTTCTAGCGTACCAACAGGCGTAAACCAATCAGCCAACTGCGCAGTGTAGCTAGATGGAGGGCTGTATTTGTCACCCTCGGCGCTAATTTCAGTATCCCCCACAACAAACGATTTATTCTTGTCTGTCCACCCAAACTGTGAACGCATAATTTCCGCTCCTTCTTTGTATTGCATTTCTTTAACCGACCGCACGATGTACCCCATGATGGAGTCCATCTGTTTCTTTAGTGCAATTACACCAAACCACGCCAACTTCTCGCGTAACTTATCGGCAGTGAGTAGGTCAACCGCCGGTAGCGCAAATTCTTTTACTCCGTCTTTTGGAGTATGCAAACGCATCCAAATAACTTCCCCGCTCTGTGGGTCTTTCAATCGCTTGACAACATACAGGTCATGCTCATAAATTAATACAGCATCTTCATCGTCTTCGTCTTCAGACTTGCGGTACACGCCGCCATTCTTGCCGCGAAAGTATGGAAAGGGGTACTCAGGAATCTTGTAAGTAACAGGCTTAGCCGCTTCTGCTACGTACTCAACAGTGTTGTCGGCATCGGTTGCTTGTGCTACTTCTGCGCCAAGCACAATGGGCGAACTGATCTTGCCTTTGTGAACACAACCATCACAGCCACTTGGAAACACGCCTTCAAACTTTTCGCACGTATACGGGCCCCTAATCTTTATGACTTTCTCTATCGTGCTATCAGGTGTGTAGTCTGGATGGCTGCGGGAAATATCATGGATAGCCGTGTCTTTGTCTACGCAAAACGCAGGGATTGAAAGCGCGGCTCTCCACCGAGGCTCTTCCAAACTTTCTTGTTCTTCAATGGCTCTCGCCAACTGCATACAGCCCGTGCCATTTGTGTTCTTATCAACGATGATGCTAAAACGAAACTGTTTGTTGCCCATCAAGGCGCGAGTCATCTCGTTAGCATACGTTGGTAAGTGGTCGGGTACGTCGTCAATTGCGCCGAGCTTAGCCTTGAATTCTTCAAAGTCAATTGGATTACCGACATGCTTTAGCGTCACCGCAAGTGGTGGGTTTTCTTTGTGGTTCAGCGTATCAGGAACACGCAGTATCGATGCCGCATCTGCCGTTCTAGCAGGGTCGGCTTCCAAACCTTTCTCATGGCATAGCGCCTTAAGGCGCATAGCTACAGGCCTCCACTGCGATCTTGATACATCAGCAGTCAAACCCCAGTACACATGAAGGCCCCGGCCAGAGTCGACAATTGTCGGCCTTGGTAATCCAATCTCTAAACAAAACTTTTTAAGCGCGGCTAAGCCGTCGCCTTGGGTAGCATATGGTTTGTTAACCCCACAATCTATATCAAGCCAAAATGCCCGTATAGCCTTTACGTTATCTGTCGTTCTAGTTTTGTCTGTCTCGTACTTAGCACAACCAAAATACGCATCGTATCCTTTGGCTAGTAAGTCTTCTATTTCTACGTCAGCTTCACTCAACCCCTGCACAAACGTTTGTCTTGGAAGTCCAGTCTTTTTAAGACCGACAATACAATACCATCCTTCTGTGGAGAGCACCGCCGACAACAAATCTGCTCTTGTCATAGCCGCCTCTGCACCGCGATAAAAATAGCGTCTAAGGGGCGCGGCAAGCCCGATAGACGCCTTGGACTACATGCCTACTTTGGCTTGGACAATGTCTGTAATTTTTTGGGTGTGAATCTTTCTGGGTATCCATTCACCGACAAACCATTTGTATATGGTCATGCGGCTCACGCCAAAATATTCTGCAACCTCACGTACAGGAATGTCCTTCTCAATGCAGAAGCGACCCAGCTTTACGCCGGGGCTTCTACCATTGGCTACCTTGTTAGCATGAACAATTCGTAATGAATAGCCTCTTGTGTCCATCATTACTCATCGTCTGTCCAAGTATTCAGCACATCCACAAAGTCTTTCTTTGCGGTTGGCTCAGCGGCTTTCTTGGATACTCGCTTAGTAGGCTCGGCAACTTCTTCAGCTACCTCGGCTTTAGCAACAGGTGCAGGCTGTGCTTTAGGTTTTGCACCATCAGTAGCGGCAGGGGTCTGCGTTACTGCTGAACGTGCGGCAGGGCTATCGCCCTTCTCTTTAGCAACAAGCCACTCTTGCTCTGACAAATAACGTACGGGCTTGAACGTCAGCTTGGGGGTGTCGCTATCGCTGTCCATACGCATCTCTGTTACCAAGGTGTTGATGCTCTTGCCTTGAGCGCCAACGTACTTAGCGTATTGTTGGAACGGCATCTTATCCAAGTCGCCACGACCAAAAATAGACTTTGCAGGTAACACCAACTGAAACACTTCGCCGTCCACATCGTCAGCCAACAACACTGCCAAACGTTGTTGATAGCGGCATGCGCGTGAGTCGCCTTGACCAGAACCTTTGATATTCTGTGAGCAACCTTCGCATGTTTTGTTTTGTGGGTATTCAATGCTTGCGTCGGGTTTGTCGCCGTCGTTGCTCCAGCAGTCAGGTGAAGTTGTCTCACCGGGTACGTACTTACCCGCATAGAAAGAACGAGATACTTTAGCGGCACCATTAATAATGACGATGTTCATTGAACGGTTTTCGTTCTTAGAGATTTCTTCTCCGTTGACCATCATGCGGAACACACTGCCACGAATGGAAATGCGCTTGAGGCCAGTATTACCCGCCAGTGCTTTGGTGAGGTCATCTTGTCCTGCCTTCTTCAAGTATGCAGGGACGTCTTGTTGGAACAAAGCAATGTCATTGCTCATAATTTTCTCCTAGTTAAATTTACTTACGACGAATGGTGATTTCATATTCACTATCAATATTGAGTCCGGGCGGATGCACTTCGGGATTGGCATCCATGAACTCTTTAATGTTAGTTTGGTGAATACGCTTCTCAAGTAGTTCCATAGTTCCTTGCTCTCGCATGAACGTATAGAAACTTTCCCAGTCATTAGTCCAGTAACGGTTTTTGACTGTGCGATAGGCAATGCCTGTCGGTGTTGAGAAGCTAGTAACGCCCGTCAGCTTTGATAGCTCGACGATCTTGTGCTTGAGAATCTGCATGTCTTCATCAAGCTTGGCTGTGTTTTCTTTGAACTCTTGGTAGAGTCGGTCACGTTTGTCGCGTATTTTTATGTACGTAGTGACGATCTGTTCTATCGGTACGTCTTCCATATATGTCCTTAGGTTTTGTGAATCGGGAGCGCTTATTATACATCCTTTCTTGACAGAGTCAAGAATTAATTTCGTTGTTGTACAAATCAATGATCTGTGAATGTAAGTCCAACTTTTGTTGAAGCATTTTGTACAGGCTTGCTTCTACTGGACTACCTTCGATGTGAACCACAGTGACGGGATTCTTTTGGCCTTGTCGGTGTACACGTGCATTGGCTTGCAAATACGTTTCACTCGATGTGACGGGAGCGTACCATATCACGACGTTAGCCGCAGTTAGGGTAACTCCGTGGGCGGCGGCTTGTGGCTGAATCAATAGCACACGTGGCTCGACGTCTTCTTGGAACCTTTTAAATATATCTGTGCGCTTTGTAACACTTACGTTGCCATTAATGATCTCGGCGCTGATGCCTTGCTTGGTCATGTATTCTTTTAACATTTCCAACGCATGCGTGAACGGCACAAACACAAGCACCTTGTGTGATGATTCGTTGATAACCTCAGTCACAGCGTTAAGCCGATCCGAGACATCAAATTCAATTACGTTCTTGGTGTCGGTGTACACAGCACCGCAAGCAATCTGCAGTAGCTTGTTCAGGTTAGCCGCCGCATTGACCGCTGAGACTTCTTCCCCTGCGGCTTCAATCAACATGTCTTTTTTAAGCTGCTTATAATATTTGAGTTGCTGTGCTGACAGAGGGGCAAAGCGTGATGTATGAGTGACGTCTGGAAGGTCTAAGCAATCCTTCTTCTCAAACCTAATAGCAGGTTGCAGTAGCTCATGCACAGCGGCAACGGCGTTTGGTTTTGGAATCCATTTGAACCGAGTCAACTGGCACATAACCATATCTCTGTAAGTACTGTATAGAGTCGGTGCTCTTGCAGGTATGCAAAGCTTAGCCAAACCATACGCATCTAGCGGGGACTGCGCGGCAGGTGTGCCTGTCATCATCCACAACCATTTGTCGTGAGTCACAATCTTACGCATGCTCTTGAATCGCTCTGTGCGAGAGTTCTTGTATGCGTTGGCCTCGTCGATAATAATTAGATCAAACCCACCATTGATGATATCGTCTTCGACAATCTTAATACCATCAAAGTTAATGACAACGAATTCAGCCAGCCCATTAATGATAGCCTTGCGCTTGTCTCGATTGCCGTAAGCAACGTCAACAGTTCGGTGAACCGCAAACTTAAACAAGTCGGCTTGCCATGCGGCTTGCATGATAGACAAAGGGCAGACAACAAGAACACGCTTAACCGCCCCTTGCGTCAAAAGATAATCTGCCGCCCAAATTGCTGATGCTGTCTTACCAGTACCCTGTTCGTTAAAACAAAACGCTCGGGTATTTAGCGTTAGGAATGATGCTGTTTCTTTTTGGTGAGCCATTGGCTTAAAGATGCCGGGCCAGTTGTAGTCTCTGTCGATGGGTGATGGTACGTTCTTAATGCCAAGCTTTCGCAGAGTTTGTGCTTCTTGCAACCCCCAAAACACCGCAACTTCAGTGACGCCGTCTTCGTGGCTTAGCACAGTGCTTTTCTTTATCGTAGTAGTAATACGGTTTGGGTCACGTGTACGTAACACCAGTACCTTGTTGTCAATAATATGCATGCTATACGTTACGCTTCACTGTGTGGTCGGAGTTGCGTGGATACGATCTGTTGTCGTTGTCGTCGGCGACTCTTAGGTTACTCCGTACTGTCTTACCACCTTTGCTCAATGGCTTCTTGTGGTCAACGTCTTTGCCGTCACCTTTATGAACAAGCCCCGCTTTTTCCATGATTGCTCGGGCTTTGTTTCGTGCGGCGCGTTTCTTTTTAACGGCTGGCGTGCCGTCATACATTTCATATTCTTTTTTATATGGTCGGGGTTTGTTTACGTATGGCATGGTGACTCCTTAAATGGCGATCCATTCGCCGTCGTGAATTACATATTGCGTATCAATCTTCCCGTCAACGAACGTGTGGATATGCACGATCTCAGGGTCTACAGATTTGAAACATTCAATTACGCTCCGCATGTTAGGAACATTGAGTTCGGGCAGGTATAAATACCCGCAACGATTATCAATATCAATAACGATCTTTGAAATATTACACATTACATCCCACATAGCTATCTAGCCTCCAAAAAAGTTTCGTTTAGTATTGTGCTCACAATCTTCTACCGAACACCAACCTCGGCACGTAAAGTTGGGTTTAGGATTCCATACATCATTAGCATAAGCGGCATCAAGTCGGTTGGTTTCGGTCAGCCACTTCTGCCATGCTTCACCTTGATCTTCAGTCTTGTATGTAGCAGGGACTAGGTCTTTTGCAACCAAGAAAACCAGTCCGGCTTTAACTGACTGAACTTTGGGGAAGTGTTTAAATGTAAGCAAAGACAAAAGCTCAAGCTGTTTCTTGTCGGCGTATTTGCTAGACTTGCTCGTTTTCCAATCTACGATACGGGCTTTGTCACCATTGATTACAAGTACGTCCGCGATACCGCGAAACCAAACGTCTTTATCTCTGAACCCGCAAGGCTCTAAGTTCCGTGTCAGACCCATCTCATGTTCGCATAACTTTTCCCCGGGTAGCGCCTTAATAGGGTCGATCTGAGGTTTAATGTATGCATACTTCTCAGGGATGGGGGTATCGTCTTTGATGTATTCTTCAGCAACCTTGTGTACTTCCGTACCATAGATGAGGTGGTCTTGTGGTGGCTCGACAATGTCTTTGACCACGCGCATGCGGTGGTACTTGCGAGGGCATTGCTGAAACAACGAAATACTTGAATACGACCACGTGTACATGCTTACCCTTTAAATTTTGTTGTAGTGCCGTAGCTGTCACCATACTTAACTTCGCAGTTAAGCGGCAAGGTTTTAGCCCAATCAGGTCGCCAACGCATGCACTCTTGAACGTAAGCTGCTGCCACTTCTTTTTCTTCTACTGGTACTACGCAAGCAACAGCGTCATGGACAGTCAACACAACCTTGTAGCGCTTGGCAACTCGTAGCATCTGCTCACCGATCACGCATCTTGCAAGAGCTTGGCAAAGGTTCTCAACAACCTTACCGCCATAGATTCGAACAGGGCCTTTGCGTGTCGAATAAATATACTGCGGACGACCCCGCTCGTCAACGTCTGTAGCACGTAAATCCATGTATTTCAAAGGCAACCCGCTAGGCAAATCAAAGCCAATTCCGGGGAGAATACTCACTGCTTGTGGTTGGACACCAAACGTCGTAGTGACCAGCTTTTCTGATGACAAAGCTTCGAGTGATCTATGCCCCTCATCCCATAGCGCAGGTATGTGGGAAAACTCCGATCGATATGCTTTAAGAACATGCTTACAGAAGTTTTCGTTTGCTTCTACGTTAAATGTTTTTAACTGAAGCTGAAACTTAACGGCACCCATGCCATACCCTGCACCAAGAATCGTAGTCTTTCCAACAAAGCGTTCTTCATCGGTTATTTGATCTATCCGTTTGTTGTATATGGAGGAAGCCATCATCTTGTAAACGTCTTCGCCTATCTCAAACGCCTTAACCAAATCGTTCTGCCCTGACAACCATGCCAATACCCGCGCCTCAATCTGTGAGGAGTCGGAGTCGATTAGCACATAGCCTTTGGGCGGTATGATCGAGGACTTCAGAGGTGACTTTCGTGGGAGGTTCTGAAGGTTTAGCTTGTCGTCTCCGCCCCATCTACCTGTGTGTGCGGCGTAGTAGCGTAGTGGGACTGGCAAATTGCCACGCTTGGAAATGTCGATAAATCTTTGAGTCCGTGTTTCTTCTAACGTACTCTTAGTGCCAAGCCTAGCCGCCACAAGTGCTTGCACTCGCTCGTCAGGATGGTCTGCTAATTCTTTAAACCCCGCATCACTCTTAGCAAGTGCTAGGGCTTGCTTGCCTGTCGTCAAGCTAATCTTCATAGGAGGCACAACACCGAACTCACGTAGTCTGTTAGCAAACTTCTCGTTTGACATAAGTACTTCGCGGTCGGCGCTGGCGTCGGCTATGAGCTGTTCCTTCTTGGATACCACATCAATCAGATGTTGCTCAAGTAGTGGGAGGTTTAACTCAAGCACTGGCGCTGTGAACATACGTAAAGTCAGATCAATAAGCTTCAGTTCCTTCTTCTTAAAGTTCGCAAGAAGAATCTCAAAGAGCTGATGGGTTATCTCGACGTCGTTCTTGCAGTACTCTCCATAGCGAGCTAGCTCGTCAGGGGTAAAGCTACGTCGGTTCTTGCCCAACGCATTTAGCACCTCAGTACCTTTAGTCCCTAACCCATAGCGCAATGCTAGCTTCGCAAGGCTGTTGCCAACTTCCGTGCCATCAACTGCTCGTGCCATTGCTAGCGTATCACCAAGCACCTTTGGATGGATGTCGAACTGCCACGCTAAGATAGCTCCGTCAAACATCATGTTATGGGCTACCACAAAATGCTCTGACATATTAAAGCTATCGAGCCACTCTTTCGTTTGATCGCGTGTCCCGCTAAACCATTTAGTCGGTTCGTTGTCTACCTTGACACAAACACCAATCGTTTCAAAACGCTCGTCACGAACGTATTCCTCTGTTGTTAATTTGGTCAGACTGAATTGCTGATCGTAGTACGTTTCAAAATCGATGGTGATTATGTTCATTTGGTTTCCAATTAGATTACTTAGCAGTCTCAATAGCTCGGGTCAGATACCATTGTGCCTTGCGCAAGTCTTCCAACTTGTTGCCTTTGTGGTCGGCACGTGTGACATACTTAATTACGTTGCCAAGGTTGTAATCGAGTTGTTTCGCTTCGATAAAGTCGATTGTCTCGATGCCGCCTATCTTATAGTGGGCAGGGTGATTGACAGTATCAGACTTAGGCTCAAACATCTCTACTTGTATAGCTTGGTTACGCTTAATGTTGTCGGCTATCGCACCAGTCAATTCCACCAGTCGTTGTGTGTGCGGACTAATAGCTGTGTCTGAACTAAACACACCAAGATTTTTCCAGTTTGCTTTTGCTACCATTGGCGTATCCATCTTACGACGAACAGCGTAGACGTTTTGGTATCGTGTCTCAAAATGAGCCGCAATATCCACAGTCTTTGCTGTCGGGTTTTCTCTGATGTATCGACGAATCTTCTCTGCACGTGTTAGCTTTTTAGCCATTTGATTTCTCCTTGAGTTAGAAAGGCGCATCTTCGTATTCTGTTGATGCTGTTTGTTTTGGTTGGCGTTTATTAAGGGCTACCAACCACTGCCCTGTTGCTCGTTCGAAGGGCCACCACTGTGACCAATCGACCTGTCCCTTGGGATTATTCCTACGAATATTGTTTCCATTGACTTGTAGTTGTTTCCGCACCCGAGGCAGATTCGGTGTCGATACACCACGCCCTCTGCCTTTCGAGTCTCTCGTACTGTTGATTTGGTTACATTGCATTTCGGGCATTTCATGTTTTATTCTTTTGTGATACTTCGTAGTATTTGGCAGGTAGGCTTGCACGCTTGTCTACATATTTGCGTAGCCACTCGGCGCCGCCAAGCTGTTTGAATATCAACCATTGCTTGTCAGTCATTCGCATGTACCTGTGCTTTAGGGGCTCGGGCGGTTTAGGTCTTGGCATTATTTTTTCATCCCTCTTACATATATTGCAAAGCTTGCCGTTGTGTCTCCACCATTCTTCATGGCTTCAAATTCCTTAGCCACTTCTTCAAGCACTGCGTTGCGCTGTGAAGGCGATACAAATACATCGTAGTGGTATGGCTGACCAATATCAGTGAGTATCTGCTTACCAAGATTGCTATGTTTTTCCACCTCGTTAAAGGCTTCGTCTTCTTCGCTTGTCCATTCGGTCATTTCTTCTCCTTGTTGTTCACTAGCTTTACCCAATCATGGCCTGATTGCCAACCATCTTTAAACCCATCAGTCCAAGCACGATCCCAAGCTTGACACCACAGTTCGTAGTAGCCGCCATACAGCGGAAAGCCTTTGTCAAATAAACCATGCTTGACTAGATGCTTTACATCTTTGCGTTTGATAAACGCCCCCCATGCCTTGTCACGAGCTTGGTTGTAGATGGGTATGTCATCAAGCAAACCTTTAGGCATGATTTTTCTCCTTCAGCTTGGCTTCAATGGCTTCGGCATAAACTTTAAATGTCGGAGGCATCTCATACTGGCTCATTAACAAACTGACCGCAGTAACAACATCAACAGATCGCAAAGCTTCAAGCCTTTCCGCATCCGTCAGACCCACCCAAGGGCGAACGTAGTCTTGAATGTCATCGTCATCTTGTGTCATTCTTCTGCCTTGGCCTGTACCTTGACCTTCTTAGTTTTCATAAAGTCAATATCCGGTTGCTCTTTGCGTAGCTCTGCATACTCTAGCTGTACACGCTGTGCATTTATGATCTTTCCTGCTGTGTTGTTCATCTCTGTGGCAATCTTTACATCCATTGTGCCGTTCTTAAGTCCCTCATACAGAGCAGATAGTTCTGTTGTTAATTCACTGATGTGCTTCATTTTTACTCTCCAATAATTTTCGTTTGATAAAAAGTCTAAGCCTTGCCGCTTCGATCAACTCGGGCGACATTGTGGATTTGTACAAACTTCTAATATAAGAATCAGAAGCTTTGACAGCCTGTTTATGGGCTTTTGCTCTAGCTATCTCAGGGTGAGCCTTGAGATATGCTTTGCGTCGTTGTTTAATTTCTTCTTTATTAGCTTGATGATATGCCCTCCTTTGTTCGGTTATTCTTTCTTTGTTGGCTTCTTCGTATGCTTTCACTTTATCTTTGTTAGCCGCATACCAAGCCTTTCTTCTTGCGTTTTCGTATTCTTTATTGGCATGGTGATGCGCCCTTCGCTTTGCGTTCTTTTCTTCCCTGCGAGCTTCGTGGTACTTTCGACTACGCTCAATTACGTGTTCCTTGTTGGCTTCTTCCCATTTCTTTCGGTACTCATACGCTCGCTCTTTGTTGTTCTCAAACCATTCTTTGGCTTTGGCGGCTATGTGTTCCTTGCGAGTAGCACGATAGGCCTTACGCTTGGGGGCTTGTATTTCTTTGGTTGCTAAGTAGTACGCTTTTCTGTGCTCTTTATTAGCTTCATGCCACGCTTTGCTTTTCGCTTGCACCTTGTCTTTATTAGCTCGTGCGTACTCTCGTTGTCTTTCTCTAACCTTTTCCCTGTTAGCCTCCAAGTAAACCCGACGTTTCTCTTTCAGCAACTCTTTATTAGCTTCCCTGTACGCTTTGTTCTTGGCGGCGGCGAGTGCTTTCTTCTCTGCGTCAGTCATTCTTCTAGCGCCCCTTCCAAAATAAATTTAATTCGGTCAAGCATATCGGCCCTATCGCCATACTGTTGTGGGTACGCGAGTACTCTACTGATTTCAACCAAAGCTAAGTGGTATGCGTCGCCATTCAATGCGTGTTTTAACTTTAGCTCGTCATGTGGATAGGTAAATTCAAGTACGGCTTTCATACGCCATTCCCTTGGTAAGCAATATCAGTAGTCTTGCTTTGCGCCATGTTCTTCGCACATCGGTTTGAGATGAGTTTCTGTACTTGAATTTGGGGTCTGTGCATAGGCGTGTAGGGGTTGCCTTGGATAAAAACTTTAGTTGTCCCATTTAAATTTCTCCTGTTAAAACAATTTTTAATTTTGGCCTACCGCGAAACTATATGGTTTCTTCTTGGGAACGGTCATTGTTTGCTTAGCAACAATGTCTCTA